TAAAAATATGACTTGGGCGCGGTCTTTGCCCGTGTTCGCTTAAAGTTTTGATACCCCCCTACCTTCGGCTCTGGTCGTTTTGACTTTCGTTTTATTGGTCGAAAATGGTAGAGAAAATGGTAGAAAATGAAGTTATGTTTTAACACAATTCAATACTACCAATGCTTTCAAGCTGTTGTTCGATTCCTTGCTGCTGCATATCCTCTCAAAATACCGTTTTCCAAACGCATAAAGCGGTCGGATGGTCTGGATTTTTTGTGGCTAATAGCGTGGTCCAAAAAATGATTAGCTATCATGTACTCTAACGCGCCCGAGGGCCGCGCGGAGTTCTGGAGAAGCGATTGCATCCAAGACATGGATTCGTTGTTCTGGTCGATTGCATAAGCCCCGGCCTCGATGGGGCTCATCCCGTACCAATCGTCAATCGGGTTGAACATCTTGACGTGCCGCACATCGCTTTCGAGCGTGCGCGGGTCCACGTCAAACCGGACCTTCTGTTGATTCACTGAATACTCATAGGCCGCCGGCACACCCATATTGCTCGGGATGATCTTCATCCGGTCGGGGCGAAGCTGGTAGAGTTCGCGGACTTCCTTGCGGATGGTCACGCGCTCCTCGTAGCCGTTGCCCGAAAGCAGGATGAACCCCACCTTGGCCCGCATGTAGTCGCCATAGGACTGCAACGGATTGGGCCGCGCAAGCAACGTGGATAGGGGATGGTCTTTGAGTTCCGTTTCGCCGCGGTAGATGCCGAGTTTCACGGATGCGATCGCATCGGCAATGCGGTTGATGGCCTGGAATGCCACCACGTTTTTTGCATATGCCTCTTTGGCGAAGGCCCCATAGTTGCGAGGGCTCCACACCGGAACCCCCGGCGTCATCACAAGCACCTTTGCGGCGGCACTTTCCTTGCGCTCGGGCACCCGGCGGAAACGGTCGAAGAAACCCATAGTCACCTCACAGGGCGCGGATTGCGGGCGCTGCCGGGGCTGCGCACATATCGGAAATGGCACTCATTGTCGCGTCTATCATATCATCATGCGTGCCGTTTGGAAACACGCTCGCTTCCGATAAAAAGTCAACTAGGTGCGCTAAATTGCGCAAAAGAATGACGTTTCCGCTCTGCACATAGGGCGCGGCGTCCATCGCGCGGGTGATTTTGTCTATGTTGCGTTGAATGGGGATGATCGGAATTCCCTCGCGCTTGAGCTTCTGAATAAGCCCGGTGCCGCTCACCTTGTCCTCGACCTTGAAGGCTCGCAGCGCCCCCGCATTCGGAACCGCATGATGCTTGCGCCAGAATGCGCGAGCCATTTCCTCCAATTCCGGCGCCTCCCACTTGCCGCGCACCATGTCCAAGAGGCAGATTTGCCCGTCAATGGTCATGCCCCAACATTGCATGACGCTGTAATCATTCTGTTCCTTGGTCTTTTGCGCCGTGTCGGCGTAGATGCACCGCCATTTCGTGAGGGGCGGAACATCGAGAAACCGCCACCACTCATCCTTGAATACACCGCCCCCGAGCGGCGCCGGGCGTTGCATGTATTGGCCGGCAAACACATAGGGGCTTGACGCATCTAGACGGTCCAGCATCTCGGGCGGGAATTGCTGCGGCCAAAAGGACGCGCCGTCATCCATGCGGGCCGGGATGTTGAGGTGCTGCCAGGTTTCGCCCGTGCCGCCGGCCAAGAGCCAACCGGACAGGTCTTCCTCGTGCAACCGCTGCATGATGACAATTACGGGCGTTGACGGCTTGTTGAGGCGGCTGGCAATGGTCGATTGATACCAGTCAATGACGTTCTGGCGCATGACGGGGGATGTGGCTTCCCCCGCCTTGTGCGGGTCATCAATGATAACCGCCCCGCCAAATCCTTCCCGCATCTTGCCGGCGCCGTAGCCGGTTATGGTGCCATCCGAGCCTGTGGCGTAGACAATGCCGCCCGCGGTGGTCCTAAATTCATCCTTGGCCTTGCTGTCCTCTTGAAGATCCACCGGAAAAATCGCCCGGTAGGCTTCCGATTGCAGGATGGCGCGCACGTCATAGGCGTTCGACGTGGCCAGGCGCTTGGAATAGCTGGCGTGGATGAATTCCGAATCCGGCGCGAGGCCAAGACCCCACGCCATGAATGCCTTGACGGCGATCTCGGTCTTGCCTGATCGAGGCGGAATGTTGATGATGAGACGGCGCGTGTGACCGATGTAGACCTGTTCCAGCGCCTCGCATATGCGTTCTTGGTGCCAGTTTTCGAGCATCGGCACGCCGCGCCGGGCTTTGAACATCGCTCGCGCGAAATGGTACAGCCGGGCCTGCGTCAGCCGGAATTCAATCTCAGCCGGCGTCAGGCTTGGCATGGATGGCTTCTAGGAGTTCCTGCACCATCTCGCCAACCGGGGCAGGCTTCAGGTTGCCATCTGGATTATTCAGGTCAACCGATGCCTTGGGAGTGCCTAGGCCGCGATCTTCCGCATCCTTGATCAGCTTGAGCGTGGCGGGGTCTATGCGGTCGAGAGCGGCGGCGGGGTTGTCCTCCAACCTGGCGGCCACTGCCTCAAGCATTTGCGCGCGTATCTTGGTGGCGATCCACGCATTGCGGATTTCGGCCTCGCGCTGTTCCGTGGTCCTGCCCGGCGTATTGCCGCCTGGCGCCCCGAAGCGGGTGCTAGGTGATGGGTTTGGATTACCACGCGGCACTTGCTCAATTCCTTACAAGGTTAAATATTGCGCAGCATTAAGCCGCTTCCTGTTGCCTAGATATAGCACCGCACGCGAGTGGAATGTAGCGGGGGATTGGATGCCGGCCTGATTCATAGGCGGCATATGTGTTGCGGGCAATACCGAGAAGTTTCGCGGCACGGTTTTTTGACAGGCATTCACCAAGACGCCAGGAATAGAGGTCTTCCTTGGTCATGTGGATGGTGGGAGGGGGCATGGAGGTCATGCGGCTTTCTCCGTTGGCGGGAATTCGGGGGGAGAAACGTCCCTCGCATTGCGGGCGCGCCACTCGGCCATGTCCTTTTCGTAGTCCTGCAAGAGCTTGTCCTTGTCAATGAACGTGGTCTTGATGCCTTCCGGCTCCGGCGTGTACTTCTGATACTGGTGAGGCGGCGGCATCTTGGCCTTGTATGCCGCGACCGTGGCCGCGCGCTTGGCCGCTGAAGCGAGGTCAAGACGTTCGGGGCGGTAGTTCCGCATGAACCAGTTAGCCGCCTCTTGGTCGCCCTGCACCGTGGCATCGCTGTCAAACTCGTGAGGCCACGCGGCGGGAACGGTCCAGCACTTGCCTTCCTTGCCGCGAGCGTCCATGAACTTGACGGGAATCTTCCGGCTGGCGAAATAGGCCCTCCATGCGCCCCACTGGCGAGGGTTGGCGGTCCACTCCACACCCTGAGACTTTCCGTCAGCAAGGCTGACCACGGCCCCGCCATAGGCTCCGATGAAGGCAGACCCCACTTCCTGAAAGTTTTCAGCCGTGACGCTATGCACGAGATGGCGTGCGGTACTTTTCAAGGATGGCAAGGTTTTGTGCTTGCTTGCTGTCGGCTGCCGTTGATGCGTCGTATCGGTCATTCCAGCGATCTCCGTTGAGCCACGTCCGGGCCTGGGGGATGAATTCGGTTCCGGCCTTGCCTCGCGCCTGCATGGCCTCGGCAAAGTGCTGTGCGCCGTCCAGGATGGTTTCGAGGGGGGCGCGCTTTAGCGCAGCGCCAAAAGCCTTAACGGCCCCTTTGCGGTCCGCGCTTCCGTCGCGCTTCGGGTAGCTTTCCCAAAATTCCGAGAACCCTTCCGGCTCCCTTGGCTGTGAAGGAAGGGGGGGAGGGGGGAGTAGGTTTTTTCTAGATGTATCAACTAGGTTAGAATTATAGTTATTATCCTCTACGCGCGAGGCATGTAACGTAACGGGTGACGCGTCACTAGTAACGTCACGCGTTACGTCGTCGTCACGGTTCTTTTGTTTGGCACGGTAACGGGCCTGGCGCTCCGCAGCGCCAGAACGCTTCTTGATGGTGTCGGCCTCCACAGACCTGACAACCTCAAGAAGGGCTTCCCCTCCAAGGCCAGCCTTCATCAACAATTCAAGTGTGGTCGCGCTGATCGGCATGAACCAACTATGCTACACGATTAAGACTTAAATGTTCTGACCAACTGGCCGTGACCACATCACGGACCCGCTTGCAGTCGTTTTCATTTACCAGTCTGAATAAGACCGGGAGACGGCCACGGTCGGACACAACGAATATCTGCATCCCGGTTCGCCGGGACGTGTGGTGCACCTCCATCTTGATCAGCGCCGGGTGAACGCCCGTCAGGTCAACAAGCTCGCTTGCAGATACGGCGTAGGAGAAGGACAGCGCCTTAAGGATGCGGCCCTGCTTGTATTGCAGCCGGAAATGCTCACACAAGGCCACCGTGTCGGGGTCTGCGTTCGCGGGGTAGGTGGCGCGGCGCTCGGCATCGGCAACGATGCGGCGGCCATCAATGACCGCCTGCTGCCAAGCCTTGACGCGCTCGGGGGAAACCTTGTGCGCCCATGATGGCGTGCCAGCCTCCATCATGCCGCAGCCTTTCCGTACCGGAGGCCATAGGCGCCGAGGCTCTTGGGAACGGGCCTCGGAACGGGGTCAATCGCCTTGGCATGGTGGTGGGAGCAATAGCTGGACTTGCCATCGCGGGGCGCGTTGCAGAAGGCATGGCCGCCCGCTAGGGAGGCATCTTCCGCCACCGCCCACTTGCACCCGGTAATATCGAGGATGCCCACGGCGGGGCCTGTGCGGGGCGGCGGGGCGGCAACGGTGGGGAGAAGGAACCCAACGCCAGCACGAGGCACCTGGGGCTTGGGAATGGTGGGGGTATAGGCCCGCTTCTCCACCGTGTCGGCGCGGGGCGAACGCGGGCGGGGCGTTGGCACATGGCCGCGCCTCACCAACTCCCGGTGATAGATGCCGATGCACGACGAGCGGGACCGTCCTATTTCGGGTGCGACCTGCGAAAAAGACTTGCCCTCCTTGATGAGGTCAAAAAGCCGGGATATTTCATCCGGCGTCCAAGGTTTGTTGAGCATCAGTAAGCCTCCCTGCGCTTGAAGTTCAAAGAAGATGGGCCACATTTCCCTGTGCCAATGCCGTTAGCGTGGCTTCGCTCAGGCTCGGGGAACGAATCCCGCTCAAAAATGCAGCGTGTGCCCCTGCCCTGAAGTTTCATCAGTTGAGGCGACCAGCACCAGCGCCCGCCGTCTGCATCAAGGTGCATGTGAGCGCAATCGCGGCAAAGGGCGTCGGTTGTGGTGGAGGGGGTATCGGTCATGCGGCCCCCGCAAAACCAAATATGTCAGCCTGTACGCCCCACTCTTGCTTACGGCGTTCCATAAGTTCCATATATTTTTTGTATGCAGCCGATTTGTGCTGAGAGAAGCCAAGCCCCTTGCACCAATAATCATTACGGAGCAGTGATTTACAAACCCGCCGCCAGCTTGGGGCGCGCCGCGCTACCTCTAATTCGTATGGGGCTTCGTCTGGGATGCCAGAAGGATAACCCTTTGCCATCCACCAACGCTCAAACATTAACACCTTGTTTCGGTAGTGGTCGCGCGTCTTTGGGGGCATGGAATTCACAAGCAAATAAGCAAATGATTTCCAGGTGTGACCATTTGGTTTTGTTACGCCGCGATAGCCGTTAATATTGCCCCACTCTTGAATATAGAGCGCACCGCCATTCGCCCCGTTGACGCGGGAAACAACCTTCGCCCATGTTTCCGGTTCTATGAGATGGAACAGCCACAACCCGCGCCGCTGGTCGTCGCCATATGGTTGGCAGATACGCATCTGCCCCATTGGCACGCCAGCACGGTGCATTAGGTCGTACAAACGATTGTATGGGCGATCTGGGTTTTTAGCGTGGTAGACCCATATATCAGCCGATTTCCAATCATAAATTGGATAGACATTAAAGCAATGATCGGTAACACGCGATGTCCACCGCTTGCCTTGGAATGTCTGCTTCTTTGATTGAACAATCGTCCTGAAGCGGTTCAGGCTTTCGTCTGTGCGGATGCCTACAAAACACGCGCATTTTTCGCCCTGAGAATACCACTCTCCAAACAGCGGCACAAACTCTTCAAATTCCATGCCGTCACGAAACCATGGGAAAGTATCCCCGGCTGTAATGGCAAACTCAGGTGGCTGGCGCACCCATGCTTCTGGCGCGGCCTTGTCCCAACAAAGCCAAAACGGCTCATAAACACTTACTGCGTTGCGGAGATGAAGAGGGAGGCAAACCCAATGCAAATCTATGGACCCGCGATACATTTCTACGCAGCGCATCGCGTGAGAGATTGTTGCCGCGTACTGAGCCTCAAGGTCCACCATGAGTAAACCAAATTTTCGGCCCCGCTTGTGCGCCTCATCAGCCACCAAGTGAAGCATGATGGTGCTATCCTTGCCCGCACTGAAACTCAGATATACCCGCTCAAAATTATCAAACGTCCACGCAATCCGCTGCTGCGCGGCATCGAGAACAGATATACCAATTGGTTCCTTAAGCACCTGAACCGCTCCAGTGGAATAGAGATGGTACTGCCGCGTCGGCGTCCCAAATATCAAGCACCTCTTTTGCTACGCGGTTTGCTTCATCTTGTTCAGCCTGGTTCAGCGTATGCCATCCGGCTCTTGTTGCCTCTTCCGAGCTGTTAACACCGATGCAACAACCAGCATGACCTAGCCATGCTATCCGGTTCACGTTTTCCGCTGTCAGATTGTGTTCACAACTATTGGGCCACTCCTCTAAAGTTCGCGCCATGCAAGCCCTGAAGCGACTGGGATCTCGCATAAGGTCGGCGGCAGCAGTAATAAATTGCTTACGCTCTTCCCCACGGAGGATGCGCCACATGCCTCCATGATATTCCTCTAAGTCTCCGTAGTGATGATAAATGCGCTCTCTCACTTCATGCCTCGGCTTCTTCAAATTCCTGGCTGTCAATTTCAGCATCAGTAAATGTCCCCGCTTCCCACGCTTCGCTAAAGTCTTTGTCTGCAAACATCTCGGCCAAGCCCCTGATCTGGCAAAGGCGCAAAACCTCGTCAGGGTCCATGCCTAGCTCGCGCCCGA